GTGCTTATTTGCTGCCTTTTTTGTCTTGTATGTTGTGCCACATAGGCATAAATATTTGCTCATTATTTCCCCCAAATCTGTACCGCCGCCATTGCAATAATAGCCACACAAACCATTAGAGCGAACCATTTAGAATCATCAACCATCTAATCCCCGCAAATCATGGTTTTTAGCTTCTCTTTAGCAATCCCTAAACGGTGCTGATTAGGCTTGCCATCGACCCACATTTTATCCTTCCATTCGATGTACCATTCGCCAATCATGTAGCAAATATGGTCTATTTGTTCGCCCGTAAATGATTGTTCTATGGCTAACCTACGTTCATATTGCTCTTTAAGTCCTGGGCATGTAGCTTCCATTGTTTCAAGGGCTTCATTCCAGTCATTAAGTAGGTGTTGGATAGGCTCAACATCCCCTTTTGAATCTTCTGTAACCTGTCTAATCATCTTTTTTGTAGCCCTGTACCATTCTGCAATCGCATCACTCATTACCTTTAAACTCCTGAACCTCGGTTAAAAATTGCCCGTTGATGTACGCCTCAATTAACATTAGTCCATAAGCTGCGCGTTCCTGTGTAAATCCTTCGCCGATTTGCGCATGTTTTTTGAGCTGCTTAATAAAATGTAGCGATTTATTAGCACAACCTACGGCCTTATATTTTGTGGCTTTATCGATCATTCACATCCTCTATAATTTTCTTTAATGTTTCACGGCATTGTTTCACAGCCATTAAGTAGCCTTGACCAAACTTCCCGTGCTTGTCTACATCTGATTCGATAGTCATAACACAGGCATCTACATCAATTTCTGTGAGATAGAAAAATAATGCCAATATGTCTTCTTTGAGCAGCTCACCGTTCATTTTAAAAATACCCGTTCTTGCATATATGCCAGGTCACTGGGTGACTCACCATTGCTAATCGCTTCAATCCACTGCTTTAGTTTTAAGGCACGTTCCAGGTCGCTTATTCGTGAGCTTAATTTACTAATCCAATACGATAAACCCACGCAGTTTATGGATAACAGCATTACTGGCAAGCACTCAAAAAATGTCATGCGGCCACCTGTATAAGCTGATCGATAACGTTATGGCATTGCTGTTCAACATAGCTAAAATCTTTTACGGTTTGACGTGTTTCAATGTCGTCATGGTTCATAGCGTTAAAAAATGATTGTTTTTTCTCTACCTCTTCCTCGCCAAAATATTTTCTGAACATTTTCACATCGCATTTATCTAAGTAATGGCCGCAATCAAACCCTATCCACATATCAGTACACGGAATGGGTAGTAAATCCTTTAACCCGTGGTCAGGTGACATAAATGTAAGGCCACCATGTACGTCAATATCCAGACTATCATAGTCGTAATGCTGATAAGGTCTGCCGCATAATTCTCGCGTCTCTTCGGGCGTTTGACTGTATGGGTGATCGGATGGAATGGCTATATAACCGCAGCGATGGCCATTAGTGTTTAAGACAATGATGTACTCATGGTCTTTGTAGGTTCCACCGCCTTCTACTGCAATCCACTTGCCATCTGGTATAAGTACGTCTTTATCGCCTTTTAATTTCAATATTTCTGTAATACAACTCATGTTATCTGTCCCTGTTGCAAATTATGTAGGTTATGACCACAGCGGCCACACATATGAACAATACCGCTGCTGTGAAGTCGCCTGTCATTAAAACACCCCATAAGCTTTACCAAGCGCACTTACTAGAGCACCTATGCCAATGGTATAAAGACCTAAAATTAACCCCATAGTCCAGTGGAAATGGCTTTTAATCTCGGTTTCTATTCGTGACAAGGTTCTTAAAATACCCTCATTCGTATTCTTTAGTATCGCTATGTCCAATTGCTCTTGGGTGTAAGTTGCTTTCTGTGTCATTTTCATCCTCTCTATTAGCAATTAATTTATTATTTGTAATGATTTGTAGCTCGCATTGCCTGGTAAATGGTATGGAGTTCTTCTCCTTCCATAAATTTACAGTCTTGCGAGTCACCCTTAATGCCTTTGCGATTCTAATCATCTTATAATCGTAGTAGGCCATGACTTCTTGAAACTGCATATTTCGCCTCGTTTTTGTATATTTCAGTTGACAAACTATAGCCTATGACGCATTATGTGTCAATGCCATGACGGCGGTATCGCACAAGAAAGGTGCTTAATTATCTAAATACGAGACTATTATGATTACAGAACAGCAAAGAGAAGAGCGCAAATTAGGTATCGGCGGCAGTGACATGCCTATTATTCTAGGGTTATCAAGCTATAAAACACCCTATCAGTTGTACTTAGAAAAGATTGGCGACGTTGACACGAGCCAAGAGATGACCGAGTTTCAATACTGGGGTCATCAGTTAGAAGGAATTATACGTGATGAATTTGCGAAACGAAATAATGTCACCGTTGAAACGCCCGATACAATTGTTCACCCTTTCAGTGATTTTCTTCGTGGTAACGTTGATGGTTTTATCCCTGAGTGGAACGCCGTACTTGAAGTCAAATGCTCCTCTGGGTTTATGGCTCATGAATGGGGCGAAGACGGCACTGATGTTATCCCTATGCAATATTTGGTTCAGGTTGCGCACTATTGCGCCGTTTTAAACGCGGATTGTGCGTATATTGCGGTGCTCATCGGTGGCAACCAGTACAGGGAATTTAAATATACCCGTGATTTAGAACTAGAAAATACCGTAGTTGACGCAGCCAAGAAATTCTGGGAATGTGTTCAAAAACGTACCCCACCTGAGCCGATTAATCAAATTGATTTAAAGCTTATGTACCCCAAACATGACCCCGAGAAGACCAAAACAATTGACACAGAGGTAAAGGAACAATTAACAACTCTTGCTGAAACTCGATTTAAAATCAAGCAACTTAGTGAGGTCGAGGACAAGTACAAATTTAACATCATGCAATTTATGCAAGATGCCGAATGCTTGACTGATGAGTCCGGCAAACCGATTGTCTCATGGAAGGCCAATAAGCGCGGAGCGCGTACATTTCTACTTAAGGCGATGTGATGATTAACTACCATTTTAACGTATGGGAAACCCAGGATATATGGGTAGCCGATATCCGAGCCAACAGTGATTTTCTTGTTGGCTTAGGCGAGTTTGCCAGTGAAAAAGAAGCGACAATCGCAGCAAACGCATTTATACAAGGCATGAAATTTGCAAGAGGTGAGAAATGATTAACCAATTATCAAAAGACCCTCAGATCGAGGCCATAAATAATTTAACTGATAAAGTTTGTAAAGAATTAAGCTATTTATTAAAAGAATACAAGTTATCTCCAAATGAAAATAAAGAATCGGCGCGAGCATTTTTTGAAAGTTGTTTATACCAATTTAATTTAGGAATTGATAACAACAGAGATTCAAAAGTTACTTTTATAATTGACAAAATAATGCAGAAAAGACGCCAATTAAGGGGATATAAATGAGTAACCAACAATTATCATCAGTAGAGCACGCAACAGACGTAGTAATGTGGGACGATCAGCAAAAGCTAGACGAAATCCGCAAGCTATTCGCACCGAAACTTACAGACATGGAATTTAAGTTTTTCGTAGGTCTCGGAAAGGCTTCTAGGCTCAATCCATTTACCCGTGAAATCTGGTGTGTCAAGTATCAGGATAACGCACCTGCCCAAGTGTTCATCGGCAGAGATGGCTATAGAAAAGCGGCACAAGCACATAGCGAGTACGATTACCATCAATGTGATGCTGTGTATGAGAATGATTCCTTTCAGGTACATAATGGCGAGGTCAAACATTCCTATAAGTTAGTCAATCGAGGTGCTCTTGTTGGCGCGTATTGTATTGCCAAACGCCATAAATCCTCAAGGCCAATATATGTCTTTGCGGAATTGAAAGAATACTCCACAGGCAAAAGCTTATGGAATAGCCAGACTGGTAAACCCGCAACAATGATTAAGAAGGTTGCCGAAAGCCAATGCCTACGCGCATGTTTCCAGGATTTGTTAGGTGGAACATACGGCGAAGAGGAGATGGAAAGCATTAAATCGCAAGAAAATAATCTCCATGTAATTCGTGGCAATACCCAGACTGAAAAGCTTAAAAATATATTAAGCGAGGCCGTAGTAGATGCTGAAACAGGTGAGGTAATTGACCAAGAGCCAGTACATAACACAGGTCGAGATGACATTAATGCAAGCCAAGAACAGATAGACGAGATTGTCGCAATGATGGCTAATAAGGAGTTCAGTCAAGAACGAATCAAGAAAGCGATGGGTTATTACAAAGTCGATCAGCTAACCGACCTAACGGACGCACAGGCGAGATTATTTATCTTACAGTTGGAGAAAGCATAGTGATTAATGAAGCAATTTTAGTCGGCAATGTCGGACGCAAGGAAGTGAAAGTTTTGAAAAATGGCGGGGAATTAACCGTCATTTCTCTGGCTACAAGCACTAAATACAAGGACTCTAGCGGCCAAAAGCAGGAACGTACCACATGGCACAATATTAATTGCTTTAGTAAGCTTGCTGAAATCGCGGCTAAGTATGTCCATGTAGGTGATGTACTCTATGTGCGCGGAGAGATTAAT